AGTAGCAGAAGAACTTGACATTAAGCCTGCACTAATTAACAAAGCAATTAAGATTGCACTAAAACGTGATTGGGACAAAGTTGCAGATGCGTATGATGATCTTGAAACACTAGTTGCAACAGTTGGCGTTGACAAGTAGATGAAGACTGTTTATTGGGGAGCATTTCCGGCTGAAGAAAATGGCGTAGGCGTAAGTGAATTACGGTACGCTGAGCCGGTAAGTATCTTAAAAGGCCTTAAACCTAAAGAATTCTTTGGGCCGAACGCTAGTATGTGTCCGGCAATTATTGACGAAGGTAAGAATACTTTTAAAATAAATTCCCCAATTGATATTGATGTTACATTTAATGAAGGATTTGATGCTATTAATAGCAAGTATCCATTTGAAGATAGATTTTTACAACATTATATCGGGCCATTTGGTCCTGATAAAGTTATACAGTTATCACAACCTACCTATTTGTTCTTCAGCGAAGAACCACTATTAATGACACAACTTCCGCCTTACTATGAACAGAATACGTTTACTGAACATTGTATGGGATTAAGTGCAACGTTTGATATTAGTAGTTGGTTTAGAGTTGTAAAGCCGGCATTTAAACTACGAGAAGGATCTAGACGTATTGCAATGAATACTAACGATGCAATTATGTATTTAAAGTTTAATACAGATGAAAAGGTTAAACTTGTTAGGTTCGATACTGGCGTATTTACAAAAGAACATAAAGATGTGTTAGATCATATGGTATCATTTAAATTTCACAAGAAGAATCCGCTTGTTCCAACAAGACTAGTAGAAGGGTATCAGGCATTTAAACGGGCAAGATATCACAAAAAAATTAGCAAGATTATTAAAGAGAATATATTATGATCACAAAAATAACAACATTTTTTAAGAACAGTTATACGACAAGTCCTGTGGCTTTCTACTGTGAAATGATAGAAGCAGTACTGTTAATTAGTGCAAGTGCTGTTTTAACATTTACTATTTTAGATCCTGCAACTAAGATATTTGTTCCTATGTATTTGATAGGAAGTTTATTAGGTGTAATTAGTGCAGTAATTAGACAAGCTGCATTTGTTATTGTACTATGTAGTTGGTTTGTAGTAATGAATTGTCTTGCTCTAATACAACTATTCGTGCTATAATATATAATACACAGATTCGCTCACTTACGAGCAGGTTAAAGGTTAAGTTGGCCATAAGCAACAAAGGAGAATAAATGAGTTACGTAGATGCAATGTTTGACCGCGATCAAGATATGATTCGTGCAGTCGAACGTAAAGACGGTAAGAGAACTTATCGCGAATACCCAGTAAAATATACATTCTATTACAAAGACCAGCGAGGTAAGTATAAAAGCGTGTACGGCGATCCGCTGAGCCGTATTGTATGTAAGAACACAAAAGACTTCCGCAAAGAAGTAGCAATCAACAGAGACAAAGAACTGTTTGAAAGCGACATTAATCCTATCTTCCAATGTTTAAGTGAAAACTATCTTAATCAAGATGCTCCTAAACTAAACATTGCGTTTTTTGATATTGAGACAGACTTTGATCCAGAGCGTGGCTTTGCTGATCCAAGTGATCCGTTTATGGGCATTACTAGTGTAAGTGTGTATTTACAGTGGCTTGACACAATGGTATGTTTAGCAGTACCGCCTAAGACACTTACAATGGAGCAAGCTGAAAAAGAACTAGAAGGCATTGACAACGTAATGCTGTTTGAAAAAGAAGCAGACATGCTAGATACGTTCTTGACACTTATCGAAGACAGTGACATTTTAAGTGGCTGGAACAGTGAAGGATATGATATTCCGTATACTGTAAACAGAGTAGCTCGTGTACTAAGCAAAGATGACACACGTAGATTCTGCTTGTGGGGCCAGTTGCCTAAGAAGCGCATGTACGAAAAGTTTGGTAAGGAAAGTGAAACGTTTGACCTAGTTGGTCGTGTACACTTGGATAGTTTGAACTTGTATCGCAAGTACACCTATGAAGAACGTCATACATATCGACTGGATGCTATTGGTGAGATTGAAGTAGGCGAGAACAAGGTTCCATATGAAGGAACACTTGATGCATTATACAACAATGACTTCCGCAAGTTTATTGAATATAACATTCAAGATACTGCATTGCTTGACAAACTAGATAAGAAACTACGCTTTATTGACTTGTCAAATGAGCTTGCACACGCTAACACAGTGCTTCTACAAACAACAATGGGCGCTGTTGCTGTTACTGAGCAAGCAATTGTTAATGAGGCGTGGCACAGGGGCTTACAAGTTCCCAACAGAGCAAAGCGTGACGATGAGAATACACAAGCAGCCGGTGCATACGTTGCGTTTCCTAAGAAAGGCTTGCACAAGTGGATTGCATCAATGGATTTGAATTCACTATATCCATCAGTAATTCGTGCATTAAATATGGCTCCAGAAACTGTTATCGGCCAGATACGTCCTGAGATTTCAGATGCTCGTGTACATGAAGATATGACACTAAAGAAGAAGTCTTTTGCAGGTAGTTGGGAAGGTCGCTTTGCTACAGAAGAATACGAAGCTGTAATGGAGCAACGCAAAGATATTGCACTGACTATCGACTGGGAGTCAGGTGGTAGTGACGTATTAAGCGGCGCTGAGATATACAAAGTAATTTTTGATAGCAATCAACCTTGGATGATTAGTGCAAACGGCACAATCTTTACTACAGAGTTTGAAGGTGTTATTCCAGGTATCTTAAAGCGTTGGTATAGTGAACGTAAAGATTTGCAGAAGATGCTTAAAAAAGCAAAAGACGCAGGCAATGCCGCAGAGATTGAATACTGGGATAAACGACAGCTAGTTAAGAAGATTAACTTGAACAGTTTGTATGGTGCGATTCTTAACCCTGGTTGTAGATTTTTTGACAAACGTATCGGACAAAGTACAACGCTAACAGGACGTACTATTGTTAAGCATATGAGTGCAGAAGCAAACAAAGTAATTACAGGTACATATGATCATACAGGTGATGCTGTTATATACGGTGATACTGACTCTGTGTACTTTAGTGCGTGGCCGACTTTGAAAGCAGATGTAGAGTCCGGTAAGGTTCCTTGGAGTACTGAAAATGCTATTGCATTGTATGACCAAGTAGCAGATGCAGTAGACGGCACGTTTGCAGATATGATGGCAAAAGCACATCATTGCCCGAAGAGCCGATCAGACGTTATCGCAGCAGGTCGAGAAATTGTTGCAGAAAGCGGATTGTATATTACAAAGAAACGCTATGCGGCATTGGTTGTAGACAACGAAGGCTTTAGAACAGACACAGATGGTAAGCCGGGCAAAGTAAAAGCAATGGGCTTAGACTTGCGTAGGTCAGATACACCTGTGTTTATGCAAGAGTTTCTAAGTGAATTATTACTTATGGTACTTACAGATAAACCGCGTGATGATGTACTTGAACGTATTACTGTATTTCGAAAAGAGTTCTCAGAGCGTCCTGGTTGGGAGAAAGGATCTCCCAAACGTGCAAACAAAGTTGGACACTACAGACGCTTAGAAGAAAAACAAGGAAAAGCAAACATGCCTGGGCATGTACGGGCAAGCATCAACTGGAATACACTAAAACGCATGAACGGAGACAAGTACTCTGAAGAAATTGTTGACGGCATGAAAGTTATTGTTTGCAAACTAAAACAAAATCCTTTAGGTTACACAAGTGTTGCATACCCAACGGATCAAATGAGATTGCCTGAATGGTTCAAAGAACTTCCGTTTGATGATTCAGCAATGGCAGAGACTATTATTGATAATAAGTTAGACAACTTAATTGGTGTGCTTAACTATCCACTAGAAGATACTAAGCGTCACAATACATTTACAAGTTTGTTTGACTTCGGAGAATAAGATGAAGATCAAACTAGAGATAGAAATTGATACAGAGAACGAACAGGACCTAAATACTATCGAAGAAGTTATTGAAAAGTTAAGGGAACTAAAGGAGATGATGGAATGAAAGTAGGATTTACTTGCAGTACATTTGATTTACTACACGCAGGACATATACAAATGTTGCGTGAAGCAAAAGAACAATGCGATTATTTAATTTGTGGATTGCAGGTAGATCCTAGCGTTGATCGTGCAGAGAAGAACGCTCCTATACAAACTGTTGTAGAACGTTATACACAACTCAAAGCAGTAAGTTATGTAGACGAGATCATTCCGTATGGTACAGAACAAGACCTAGAAGATATCTTGACAATGTACAATATTGATGTTAGAATATTAGGAGAGGAGTATCGTGACAAAGACTTTACAGGAAAAGACATCTGTAGGCGTCGTGATATAGACTTGCATTTTAACAAGCGCGACCACAGGTTTAGTTCAAGTGATTTAAGGAAGAGAGTTTGTGAACAATAAATTTATATTTGATGTAGACGGAACACTAACGCCTAGTCGTGGTAGGATAGACGAAAAGTTTGAAAGATTCTTTCTTAATTTTTGTTTAGCTAATGATGTATATCTAGTTACTGGTAGCGATAGACCTAAAACTATTGAACAAATAGGCGAAAAGATATATCATCGTTGTAAGCGTGTTTATAACTGTTCAGGTAACGATGTTTACGAAGGCTCTACTAATATAAGAACTACTGATTGGACATTGCCTGCACTAGCAAGAACATTTTTAATCAGTTGCGAATACGAAAGTAAATTCGCTATACGTACAGGCAATCACATTGAAGAACGTCCAGGAATGGTAAACTTTAGTGTTGTAGGACGTAATGCTACTACTGAAGAACGTGCAAAGTATGTAGCATACGACACATACGAAGACGAACGTACAACAATAGCAAAGGCATTTAATATAATGTTTCCTGAGCTAGAAGCTAGACCAGGTGGAGAAACAGGCATCGACATTGCTCCTAGAGGATCAGACAAGAGTCAAATATTAATGGACTTTAATCGTCCTGAGATAGAATCACTTGTATTCTTTGGTGACAGAATGGATGAGGACGGAAATGATTATCCTTTAAAACTAGCCAACTACAAAGGTAAAAACCATCATGTAGAAGGATGGGAACATACATGGGAGATACTACGTGAATATTCTACTAACAGGTCATAGAGGTTTTATAGGTAGTGCATTATTAAATCGTCTAAAGAAAAACAATCAAGTTATTGGATTTGATATTACAGACGGTGCAGATCAAGATTTACTGCATTGCACATTTAGAGAAGAATTTGATTTAATTATCCACTTAGCAGGCAAGAGTGGTGTGCGTGAAAGTCTATCTGATCCTGCAGGATACTGGATGAACAACGTAGAAGCAAGCAGACGACTGTTTGAACGCTACGAAGGTACACGTATACTATATGCTAGCAGTTCGAGTGCGTACGAGCCCGATTTAAACCCTTATGCGGCGTCTAAGTATGTGTTAGAAGAACTTGCCGAACGGTATCCAAATACATTAGGTATGCGATTCCATACAGTGTACAGTGATAGCTGCCCTAGAGAAAATATGTTCTTTAATAAACTACGCAACAACACACTTGAATATGCCACAAGGCACTATAGAGATTTTATTCATTTAGAAGATGTACTAGATGCAATTGAGATATTAATTAAGAACACACATATAAATGGTGTAATTGATATTGGCACAGGACACCCTGTAAAAATACGAGACTTAGTACCCAATTTACCTATCCGTCTAAATACCCCAGGAGAGCGGAACTGGACTAGTGCTAACATGGAAAAAATGCGAGCACTAGGCTTTAAACCTAAATACACAGTAGAAAAGTTCTTGACAAATCAAGAAAATAGTAATATAATAAACATTATAACAGGAGAAAATGTATGAAAGATATTTTACAGGATATTGTAGCGCACACACATTCGCTAGGATTTTTAAGCATAGTTAAAGTTACAGGTGGTAACGACACAACTATTGACTCAATGGCAGATGATCGTTCAGTAATTATGACAGCAACTTCCAATCATAGTATTGCTGAAGGTACTTTTGGAATGCCTAACTTAGACAAATTAGCACTACACTTAAAGAATCCAGAGTATCAGAAAGATGCTAAGATTGATGTAGTACAAGCAGAACGCAACGGTGAAACAATTCCAACCCACATTCACTTTGAAAATGCTGGCGGAGACTTTAAAAACGATTATCGCTTTATGAACAAAGCAATCATCGAAGAGAAATTAAAAACTGTTAAGTTTAAAGGTGCAACTTGGGCTGTAGAATTTGGTCCGACTCAAGCATCAATTGCACGTATGAAACTTATGAGTGCAGCACATTCAGAAGAGCCTACATTCAATGTAACAACTAAAGCAACCGGTGGTGTAAGTGACTTGGTGTTTAGCTTTGGAGATGCATCAACACACGCAGGCGAGTTTGTATTCCAAAATGCAGTAGAAGGTACATTAACACACACTTGGAGTTGGCCAGTGGCTGCTGTACAAGCTATTCTTAATTTAAGCGGTGATGTTACTATGAGTATTAGTGATCAAGGTGCTATGAAGATTACTGTTGATAGCGGATTAGCAACATACGATTACATTTTACCAGCACAGAGCAAATAATGAATAAGGATCTTACAGAAGCGCAACAAGATTATGCACACTTTCTTCCTGCACTAAGTGGCTTCTACGCCACTTATGTAGGTAAGCAACGCTTTCCTGATCCTGTAACCGGTGACTGTTATGTACCCGATGATCGTATTCCTAGTAATTTTCAAAACAATGTAGAAAGTCTTAACTATCTCAACATACAAGAAGGACAGTTCCAATACAAATGGACACTGTACTCAGCAGGACATGCTGAACTAGATACTACTA